CAATCAAAGGGTGTAACACAAGCTCAGCTTACATACAATACTAATCAGCCAAATGAGCTAACTTGTAAATTTAATACTAATTTACCATTTGATGCTTACAATTTTATAAAAAATAGTGATTATGGCATACGTATTAAAAAAGACGGACATGATCTACTATTTGTTCAAGATAAATCATCTAAAAAAGTAGACTCACAGGGGCAAATAGAAGTCAGGTTTTATTCATCTATTTACAAATCATTATATGCTGAGCCAACGCTTATTAATCAACAGTTCGTCAATCAAAGTGGAATTGTTACAGCCAACAGAATACAAGGCTTTGAGTTTATCTTAATAAGTAATGATGTAACCCTTAGCTTGACGACAGGAGTAAACCAAAATCTTGCTATAATAGACGAACTACGTAAGTCAAGTGGTGCGTGGAGTTACTTCGATACAGGATTATATGCTAGAGGTGACGGTTCGTATTCTAATAGAATATTAATTGGCGATTATAACAATATAGAAAGCTACGGAGCAATAGACACACGGTTTGCAACCGAAAGATTGGAAACAAGTAATGTAAGAAGCATCTTTAACTCTAACCCAGTTCTGACAAACCTTCAAACATTCTACAACGGGAGACAAATACAATTCTTATACCCTATACTTGATACAGGGCAAGGTGGAGGCTCAAGCAACTCAGCGCCCGTGTTCGAGAGGACTAATTATACATTCGTTGACCCTGAGTTTCCACTCGTAGAAATTAACGGTAAGATATATATTCAAGACGTAAATTATACAGGATTAGAACGAAGGTTCTTTAATTACCCCGTAACCTTAACCGCTAACTCAGATGATGGGGCAGGTGCTCAGATTTATAACGTAAACGATGCTCTGGCGTATCTTTATCGCAAAGGGGTGTATTATCTCAAAACACAAAAAGAAAGCCTTAGAATTGACTGTGAGATAGCCTTTAGAAAATTAACCTTTCCTAAATATCTTGATGTTAATTATTCAAAGACAATCACTCGAAATAATAAAAAATATCTGATTCACGATATAAAAGAAAAGATACTATATACTAAACTTCAATTTGATTTAACAGAATTATGAACGCAAACGGCAGAGCAATAGGCACAAATGACTCACTTGCGCAGACAATGAGTACAGAACAGCAACAATATGCTGAGGTTATTGAGTTTAAAAAAGAATATCAAAGTGGAACTCGTAACGTGTTTATTTATGCACCTGAAAGAGTTAACACCCGTCAGCTCTTGGCAGGTGCTCAGAACTTAGCAGGTGCATTTTATGCTACCGCTCCTGATCAATATTCATTTACCACATTAACGGGGTCAAAGACACGCAAGCTTGGAGAAGATCCTAGATCAATAACCTTAGACGTTAATTATACAGTTTTGCCAAACTACGCAGCGTTTAGTGATACTTCTATTGGAGACTTTAGTTGCAATCTCTATTTTACTATACTCAATATATACTCAGACGATTATTTAGCTTCTGGAACGTTCCCACTCTTTGGCTTTACCGTTGAGCCTTTGATTGTAATAAATGCTGGATTATTCAACTGGTTTAAATCGACAGCAACGTATAATTTTGTAAACTTCAATACTAATCTTAATCTTAAAGACACGATTGGCGCACGGCCTAGTATTGCTTTAGGTGGCGTGTCATATCCAGACTTTAGTATAGACCCTACAAAACTAACTGCGGATCAATACCAACGCTTTATAGTAAATGGTAATAGACCACTGGCAGTATCTTTAGCCTTTGACGTTACGGGGGTCAACTTTAACAACGCAGCATTCCTAGCGAGGAACTTCTACGGTCAAGTCTCATACGCATTTAATTACTACGCACTGCTTGCCAACTTCTAATTAGTCAATGATTAGTCATTATTTGCACGTACCTATAAAAATAGGATTCCTTAATCATGTCTTGTAGTGAGCCAATTAATATTGTACGGGGTAACTTAGTTAATATCCCAGTTACTTTGCGCTTGGATGTGCTCAGCTTTAGCTTTACCTGTGGTGGTATAGTCGTCGTTCCTATAGTTGGCGATATTTACACTCAAACAGTTGATTCGCTTATTAACGGGCAAACTACAACAACAGACGGCAAAACTGTTACAGTCAGTGGCGGATTAATAACAAGTATAGTATGACTAATCCACTAACACACCCAATTACAAGCTCTTACGGCATACCTAGAACCCACATAATCAACGGGGTTACGTATCGTGATGTTCATGATGGTATTGACTTTGCATATCCCCAAGGCACACCTGTAACGTTACCACCTTCTGGAGCGTGGGACGGAGTAGTTACGTATGCAGGGCTAGATCAGTTCGGAGGGGCGTACGTTGATGTTAAGAGCGATAAAGATGGAGGTGTTGCTCGCTTCCTACACTTATCAAGAATAGACGTTAAAAAAGGCGATAGAGTGACTAGTAATCAGCGTATAGGATTATCAGGAGGAGCGAGAGGAACGTGGGGGGCTGGACATTCTACAGGCGCACACCTTCACCTTGGCTTACTAGTCAACAATAGAGCCGTTGACCCTAAACCATGGCTTGAGAAAGCATACACACAAACTACAATAATTGACCCAAACACTACTATGAATGACGAACTAATTAAATTTATACAAGGAAGCGGAGGCTCAGCACTAAGTAAAGATCTTCTCGTAAAAGCAATACAAAGCGGAGATAAAGAATACTTTGCAAAGTATTACCCTGCTTGGCTTTTAGAAGTTGAAGCAGAACGACAAAGTGCAAATAACAATACGACAAGTAAGCCAGAAACTAAAACTGAACCTTTAATTGCAGAACAAAGTGCAAATACAGCTGATCAATTCCACAAATCAGTACAAGAACGCAAAGAAGAGGTAGACGCTAGAACAAAGGAAATAGTAAACGCTACCGATCTTATTGGCTTAATTACAGAAGCTCAAGAACTCAACAAAAAGAAGCTCAGCGGTTCAGAATGGTTTTTAGGCTGGCTTACATTCGGTATTGATAAGTGGGCGATCATTACAACTACACTATCGACAGCCCTCTTCTACATTTCTCAGAACGTACCTAGTGAATATCACCAATTACTCTTCATATTCGGAGGGGTAGCAAGCCTTGGGGTGTTGTTCTTCTTTGGAGCTAATAAATTAATTGATAAATGGAATAAAAGATAATGACTTCGAGTAGAACACTTTCACTTTACGCACGCTTGTATAAGTTCTTTATAGCTAAGGAGAACAAAAAACAAACGCTCAGTAAGTATCTCCAAAAGACAATTATCAGAGGGGGTACATTTTGGGGATGGTTCTTGTTTGTCTTATTTCTAAACATTGATTATTTTGTACATACTGGCGACTATTATGCTCTCACAATCTTTATTAACCAACTTTATTTCATACCAATCGGTTTTACTTACGGGGTACTTAGAGAACTTTATTTTGACTATGAATCCACTCGATAACGTCCTTATTTTATTGAGCTATGCTACAGCATATTCGCAATTGTTATTCTGGGCAATAGTATTAATGTCATTAGACGAATACGATAGCTTATCAACTAAAGTACTAGCACAACAAAAAAAAGATACTCAAATACTACACGGTGAGCTATTAGAAATAAAAGAATTAATTAAAAAATTATAATATGGACGCAACAATATTTACAGCCATTTTTGGAGCTTTAACAATCCTAGGGGGTGGAGTGATAACCCACTTATTGAACGAAAACACCAAACTAAAGCAAGATAACGCTTTTTTGCTTGTGTCACTCTACGATCTTACCTCAGCAATTCAGTTTACTGATAGTGTATCAGATGACTCTAAACTGCACGATGTAGCTAAGAAGATTAAAGAAGAGCTTAAACTTAAGATCGAATCAAAATCTAAATAATCTTATACGTCCCGTACTTATTAACTAAGTATTTTTTCATTATATCAACGACTGGTTTAGTAAGTAATATTGGAGGTAGCAATATAATTGCAATGAGTAGTTTCATAGATTATGCCCAATCTATTGACATAGGCGAATTTATGGGGTATACTAACTCAATTATATGAGCATGTCAAGACACCCTAGAGTTCAAAAGGATTATGAACAACGTCTTAAAGATATAGAAGAGATGGGATTAACACCCGAAGAATATCTGATCAATACCCTGCCGTGGGCAAATGGTGTAGCGTATGTCCCTAATGAATTTCCGTATGAAGGAGACTTTGAACACCATGTACTTTGGTTTTTAGGCAAGACTCAGGAAGAGGTTGACAACGTAATTAATACTATCCGCAAACATAAGAACTGTACTATTATCAGGAACCACACCAAGTACCAATCAGTTAAAGGATTAGTTCATTATCATGTATTTATATGAGTAGAATACTAGAATTACAAAAGATTATAGCCTGTGATATAGTTCAAGGGACTGAATTACTCAAATATGTACGAGAGCAAGACAAGCTACTCAAAAAGCTATCAGTAAAGGCACGTAGAGAGGAGATTGCAAAGATATTGGCATATAAGCCTATTCAGTACACAAGAAAGCAAATAGAGGTTATTGTAAAAAGATTATACGCTAAGCCTGAGACACACTCAAAAATTAAAGAATTATTAATAGCTGGCAAAACAAATCAAGACATTGCATTGATTTGCGGTGTGTCGACTGAGACGGTAAGGAAGTGGAGGGGTAAATTTGGGTTTTCTAAACCAGCACAAAAAAGATTTACTGATGATCAGTTGTTGGAGCAGTTAGATCAAAAAAAGACAGATACTGAAATAGCTGAGTTGTTTGGAGTAACAAGATATGCCATAACTAAAAGGAGGCTAAAGCTAAAAAAAGCCACCTACTAAAATTCGGTGGTGGTTTACGCATGCTAAACTTTGTTTGCGTCTGTTTGGTATTCTTCAACTTTAGCTTGAGCTACATGGTGAGAAAACACCTGCAAGTCAGTTAAAACATTCTTACAGCAGTCTGAGCAATGACGAGCCCATAACCCACTTAATTGACTCACGTCTTTATTGCGAGTAACAAAGTAGAAGGTATGACCATTGTCAATTACCTTAGCCTTGTAAATGGCTGTAGCCATAAGCTTAACTCCTTACTAGATTAATACTACGTTTTCAGGATATTATAGTATTACATAGTTTTTTTGATTAGTCAAACAAAAAGCTACCCTTTTGGGGTAGTAGTCGGGTTGGATTGATACTTCAAGAGGAACTGGCACAGTTACTCTTGAGTGCGTTAATAATTTTGAGAGTTGCTAAAGATTAAACTTGCTCAAATCCCATTTCGTTAAAGTAGCTGATGGCATCTTTATTGTCTGTTTCAACTTTAAAGATATAGTTAAAGTCTGTGATTGCATTATTGTAATTTTTGATACTAATATCGAAAGCGGGGTCGAATCCGTGGTATCCTGTGTTTAACATGCTTTCGATTTGTTTTAGAGTGAGACTGAAAGTAGTCATAATTAGTTATAATTAGTTATATTGTGTAGAACTCATTATCCGATGTTCTGAATTAATTATAACATACGTGTCATGTATTGTCAAGTATATTTTTGTAATTCTCTAATACTAACCTTAAGAATTGCGAAAGGGTTAAGCCCTTCTTAACTGCCAGATCAGCATAATATGCTTTTAGTTCCGCACTAAGCTTTATGTGCAGATCAGTATCGTGATTGATTTTTTTAGGCATGCTATATATGTCATGTATTAATCAGTTTTTGTCAATCTTTTATATTCACTCTCGAGTTCACTCACTGTCATTGCTCCTGATTTTAGGAGGGCTTGGGAGAGGGTTGTAGTGTCCTTGATATAGTTTGCTATTGTCTGATCTGAGCCTGTCGGTTCATAGTAAGGGTGGCAAGATACCTCTAACTTAAAACGACCTGGTGTAGTAACCAGTTCGCAATCATAGCCATGCTCTGACAATGTTTTTATGTCTTGATACTTAATCAGGATATAATCGTTTTTTATTTTGTCTTGAAACGCAGGAAGTAGTTTGATACAATGACGGATTATAAATAACTTATCTCCTTCACTTAGATCATCAAATGCAAAAGGTACGTCTTCGATATTTAACCTAAAAGCTAATTCGCCTTGTTTGTAGCCAACCATTGTGCCTACTCCAAAGTATGGTTGCCCTTCATTAACAATCTTACGATTCTCAGGGTCTTGTAGTAGTGTGGTTATGTCTTTGATTAGATCGTTTGTTAGTTGGTAGTTCATACGCATATATTATATATTTTTCCAATATTTGAATCTCCATAATCTCTAAATTTTATTTTAGGCATTATACCTCTGTAGTTTGTATAATTGACACTCAAACTTAAATCCTTTTTGCCTATAGCAATATCAACTTCAAAGCCTTTCATCTGTTCTTCTGATAAAATCTTAATGGGGTAGCCTTCAAGCTGACTTAATAGAGATTCTTTCACTTTAGGATGAGCTTTGGGGAATAGTTTTTGCATACGATTAAATGTCTTTTTTGTCATTAGAATTTCGTTTGCAAACCACGGTATTTCTTTGTAAGTAAAGTTTTCTTTATTCATACTCTTTATATATTATTAGATTTCAAAAAGTCTATCATTTTATTATTTGATGTGATTTTTACACCCATACCTAGTGCGTCGAGCATTTTGAGAAATGTATCTAAGGTTATTCCACCTTCACCATTCATAAACCTTGTTACTGATGTGTGTGTAACTTTTGCCTCTTTTGCTAATTGCCTTGCACTCATATTTTGTATGAGCATATTAAGCCCATCTGGATTTGTATCTCTTTAACTGTCATACTCTGCATAAATTTCTTCTATTATATTTATAGCTTCGTCTACTGGTTTGTGTACTCTTAGAGCTTCGGTGAATTCATGATATAGGTGCTCTCCTAGATTATCTTCATAGACAAACCCGTTGCCATTATCGCGTGTGATATCTCTATCAAGAAACTCCATTACGCCTTTTGAGAGCATAGCCATTATTATTATTTTCTTGAAGTCTTGACCTAGATTCTCAAATCTTATCATATCCAGAATATCTATTGCATTCCAGTATTGATCGCTAATGGTGAATAAGCAATTATCACCATCAAGCCAACAATCAATATTTGGTGTAAGCGAATTTAATCTATCCCTAGCTTCTTCATTAGTTTTAAGCTCATTTAGTAGTTTATTTAGTAGTGTCATATTATTTAGTTATTTGTCCAAATATTGCCTTTGGTTCACTTGCAAACTTAATATACTTATCAAGATATTCTCGCAGTATTTTTTTAGTCTCATCATCTTTTATTGATTCTATAATATCAACTATCGATTTAACGTTTGCAATCATATTTGGCATTAAGTCCGTCACTGTAATATCTCCTATTTTAGTAGTTCGGTTAAACATATCTATTTTAAGTAAGTATTAATATTATTTATTATTCTCTTTATAATTATCTAATGCGAGGCGTGCTTGGTAGTAGGTTTCAAGAGCATTTTCAGCGTCAAGTGTAAATACATCCCACTTGTCTTGCCCTAGTGCGTAGATTTTGTTTATAGCTTTCTTGACTTCTGCCTCCAACCGTTCAAGCTCTTTGTCTTTTTTTGGGTAGTGGGAGGTTATATTTAGTGATACCACTGGTAATTCCGCATTACTAAACTCAACATATAAGACCTCTCCGCCTATAACAGTTAAGGCGTAAGGAAGCCCCCATACAGTTATTTTGTCCCCAGCAACTATCTCCACCCCATCAAACGTAAGCTTCTCAGGGTTGAAGCCTTTGATTGGTTTGAGTATTGTATTAAATTTTGTAGTTTCATTAACGTAATCAATATCTTCTACAACAGTATAACCCTCACCTGCAATAGCTTCGGCTATTTTAAGATAGTCTTGTTTGTATTGGTTTATGCTTTGATCTTCCATGTCGTCTGGGAGGTTGTCGTCAATAACTGGCTCTAATGCTTCGAAGGGGAATATCCACTCTTCGCTTTTGTCTGCTGTGTATACATAGCAATAGTCTTTTGTGCATTCTGTAACATCTTTAACCTCTAGTACCTCACCCAGCATATCTTTCATAGCGTCAGGGAAAGCTAAATCTTGTGTTCTTTCTACTATCTCCTTTGCATTATCTTTTATGCGAACTAAGTCGCCTGCTTTGAAATTAGTCATATAGTTAGTTATAAAGTTGATTATTTTGTATTGTATTATCGCCCTCAAGGCCAAGAAGTTCGTTAAGATCATCAATGTCACCGCTTAGTTTTAACTGCCCATCTTCTTGTATTTTAATGATTCTGTACGCATTGCATACCCCATAGAAGTAAGACACCATTTCAAATGAGCTACTTTATGTGCATCCTCGTCATCTATCAACATATATGTATTCGGGTATTTTTTTGTGCTAATGTCTATCTTCATGCTAATATGCTATATTTAATGATTGTAAATTCTGTATTCGTTCTTGATACTTTGCCAATGCTCTCCAATCTGTCATGTAGCGTTTGCCTTCTAATCCGCATCTTACGGCTCTAAAATCTCTGTCAATCCATGTTTGAAGTTTAATTGCCTCGCCTTCATGAAAATAGCATCTAGTAATTAAAGAGGCGAACTGGTCTAAGCCTTCTTCCCATCCTGATAAGCAGTTTGAATACAATGTACAGTTTGTAGCTTTGTAATCGCCTTCAGTAACATTTCCAACATTCATAGGGTTCATAGTCTCAACTGCTCGACCTTTCGTTCCCATGTGGCTTTCATTGTGTCCTACTGCTAAGACAAAGTTAACTGGTATCTGATAGTGCTGAGATACCTTGATAATCATATCTGTTGTAATTGGCGAATTAGGAAAGTACATTTGCCTATATGCTTCTATTGACGATCTTTGTTCTTCAAATGATATTTTTGGTTCAACTGGCTTGACTGATTCATTATACGATAGTTGCTCAAGGCTAATAGCTTCTTTAATATCATTGCTACTAGCCTCAAGGGTGATTGAAGAATTACTGTAACGTTCTAAATTAGGTAACTCTTCTGGTGCATAAGCGTTAACACTTACTGCTAACAACCCTGCTAAAGCGAATGTTACGATTATCGTTAAATTAGTTTGAGTCATTAGTTGTAATTGATAATGCTTGTAATTCAAGTTCTTTTGCTTGCTTTCTAAGCTCTGCAACTTGTTTATCTTGTTCAGCCTGTACAATTATTCTTTCCTGTTCTGCTTTCGATTGTTCTAACTGAGCTATTGGATTAACTGCCTCGGCTTGTTTTGGTTCAGGGGTTAAGAGAACACCTGCAAGAAGAATAACGGTTAGAACCATTGCTCCAATGAGCAAAGCACCTCCGATACTGTTCTTGTGATTAGATAACTTGGAATTAGCTTTAGTTTGTGAAAGTAATTCGTCTAAGTTGTTTGGCATAATAAATAGTTTAGTTTGTTTTTATTTTATTCACCCCTACATCCAAAATTCCTAAAAGTCTGTAGGGGCTAACTCAACCTACACCAGTGGTATAGGCTGAATTAGAGAACCGCTTAGGCGGTTAGTCTATAGTGAACATGCTCATTATTCCTCCTTTGTATAAATCATCAAGCGTGTTTTTGGTAAGTGTTAACTTTCCAGTGCACTTATTGTGGTAGCTCATGTATCCGCTTCCTCCGTGTTTTTCTAAAACATCCACTTCGGATTCTTCAAGCAGTTCGTCACTGATACAATAGCATTCTTCATCTTCAGCTATAATACATTTAAGCTCTTCTATTTTATCCTCATTGCCCGCAATAGGTAGGTAAAAGTTCCACTCCTCACCTTCATTGTCGTTAATTTCTGTGAATTTTACGTATTTCATAATATTTTAAGTTTATTTCTCAGCTCAAAGGCTGAATCAAGCAGACAGGATTCGAACCTGCGTAAGAAAGGATTAAGCCACGTATTATAGTGATGGGTCAGGCTGGGTAGTCATCACACTCCCCCGACGTCTATTTCCCTTTATTCTTTTATTAGAGTACAAAAACTAATCGTCTGTCTTCTGCACTTTTTCAGCTATTGACCGCTTTAGCTACTGCTTGATTCAATCTTTCAACAAGCCGTTTTTGTTAGGAACGACTGAAACCTAGGCACTTACGCATTCTTCAATAGCTTAATAAGTTTTGCAGCTATGTGTTCGTATGCTGACTCTGCTGCTGCTTGCCACGCAGACTCTGCTGCTGCCTCTGCTGCCGACCCTGCTGACTGTGCTGCCTCTGCTGACCATACTGCTGACCATGCTGGCCGTGCAGACTCTGCTGACCATGCTGCTTGCCACGCAGACTCTGCTGCTGACCATACTGCAGACTCTGCTGCCTTTGCTGCTGCTTGCCATCCTGACTCAGCTGCTGACTGTGCTGCCTCTGCTGCCTCTGCTGCTGCTGACCATCCTGACGCTGATGCCGACTCTGCTAAAGACCATGCTGACCGTGCCACCTCTTCTGCTGACTCTGCTGCCGACTCTGCTGCCGACTCTGCTAAAGACCATGCTGACTCATCAATCTCTTCTCGTTTCGAACGACTAAGTAACTCAACAATCGAGTCAATCGCCGCTTTCCCATCATCGAATGCATATTGTCTGCAACCAAATGTTGGGTCAGTTAAGACAGCAATCTTCATATCAATTACGACCTTTACGACCTGTGACAAATCTTTTCCAGCTGGAATTGAATTATAAAAGTCAAATTGATCTGCTTTATTTTTGGGTAGGTTTTTAAATATTGTATCACCAAGATACAATATAGCAACAGCAACATCGAGTTTCTCTTGGAATTTTTCACCAAGTATTTGGCAAACAGCGAATTCACCAGAGCCTACATTGCAGCCTTGATTTTTTTCGATGTTCTGGACAACGTGTCTTTTGAATTTTGGATTATTATTGTATGATTGCATATGATTGCATAATAAGTATTTAATTTAACAGCCGTTTTTGAGAGATACGGCTAAACTCTGTTGCTTAGTCTTCAAAGAACTCTAAAAGTTCTTCTTTATTTGGTGTATATTGTTCTTGCTCTACTTGCTCCGCTAATGGTAAGCATACTTCGAGCCAATCTGTATTATATTCCATATTTGTTTTTATTTAGTTGGTGAAAATATCGCAATTATGATAATGATAAACAAAACTGCTAGGAAATGTTGAAAACTATCTGATTGTATAAATTCCATAATGTATAACTCTCCCGAGTTGTTACTTAAACCGTTATAGTCTAAGCCTTTTGTATCTCCAGAAGTAATTTATTTTAATGTGTTACTCTGTTGATATAATAAGTATACATAATTATTTTGATTATGTCAAGTAAATATTCAAATAATACTAGAAAGTAGCTTCTGTATCGCTTGAACACCCTTTGGAGTAACCATTGTTTTATTATTTATTCGTGAATTTCCTAGCCCATTTTGATATACTTGCACCTTAATTTCAAACCAACCTCTATCAATGTATTCTTGATATGGCTCATTATTGTATCGTAGCACGTTATTATCTCGTAAGAACTGGAATAGCTTATTACGTCCTGTGCCTATAACTTTAGCGACTGCGGTCATTTCAATAGTGTTTTTTGCTTCTGCTACTTTGTCATAAAAAAGGATTTTAGGCTTGTCTTCTTTTGCTTTTCTTTGACTTCGATGAGTGAGAATATACCAGATTGATCTGTTGGTGCAGTGTATGAATCAATTATATTGTTCATGTATAAAAAAATCACGGGCTAGCAACGACGCAAGACACCCGTGATTTAATTTCGTTGCTATTTAAGTCTTGGTCGTTAAGATTATAATATACGGCGTTTTGTTAGTTGTCAACCCCTCGACATGATGTCGAACCCCAAGATTTCCCCGAATCTGGGGAATACTTAAAACGGGAACGTAGCATTAAGTTCTTCCAGATCTACCCATCTACTGAGGGAGGCTCGTTGTAGACTTTAGCTTCATTAGAAGAGTTTGTAGCCTCTTTCTTGCTATTAGTAAAGATAATCTCACTAATAGTCCACACTTGCTTACTATAGCTCTTACCGTCCTTTTCCCAGTTATCAGTTCTACATTTAGCAAGGCACGTAAGATTATCACCCTTTTTGAAGTTGTTTTGGATTAGCTCAGCTCTCTTTTCCCATGCTTCACAGTTAAAGAAGTTGACAAGCGGTTTGCCGTTGCTGTCTTTGCCTTGATTATCTGCTATTGATAAGTTAGCTACTGTCTTACCGTTCTGCGTTGTTCTGATTTCAGGATCTGCTGTTAAGCGTCCTGATAGTGTTAGTTGATTCATATTATTTACTAAGTGCTTTTTTAATTTCTGATAATGTATATTCTTTACCTTCGATGCTTATAGTTTCTTCTTTTGATTCTTCAATATCAACTATTTCATAATCTCCAAGAACATACTGATCGTCACCGCCAACAAACCAGCCTTGTTTGTATTCTTTTTTAGCGCATAAACGAGCATCGTCAGAGATACGAGCATCGCCATAGATACGAGCATCGCCATAGACCCAAGCATCGCCATAGACCTGAGCATCGCCATAGACCTGAGCATCGCCATAGACCTGAGCATCGCCATAGATACGAGCATCGCCATAGACCCAAGCGTTGCCTTCTTGTGATAAGTTTTTTTCTTTTTCGATGTATCCTCCGAGTTCTCCTTTAGATACACTACCAAAGTTCTTTAACGCTTTTATTTGATAGAGTGTTACTCCGTTGTGCTGTATAGTTGTGTTAGTTAGTTCGTATTTTTTAGACATATTATTTAATTAAGTTTTCTAGGATTATTTCTATTGTTTTAAGAGCGTATCGCAATTTGTGATCTAGCTCTTTCTTTTGTTGGATTAAGTTAATGTATGCTTTAAGTTCGATTAGTCTATCTTTTAGATTTTCAGTTTCCATATTATTCTAGTTCTAGTATTTTTTGAATTTCATTTGTTAGTTTGCTTATAAGTGAGTCTCGTGCTTCTTTCATAGTATTAAACACATTTTCATGTTCTTTCTCAAAAATATGCACGCTACTTAATCTTGACTTATCTGTTCCGAGTTGGCGTATAACATTATATACAATTCGGTTACAAGACTTTTTAGGCTTACCCTTACTTTGAGATACTGAATCAATAAACCTTCTTACTTCTTCTATTTCAAAGATGTTTAGTTTGTTTGTGTAGTATTTCATATTATTTAGTTGTTTAATTAAGTAATTTCTCGTACAAAGAATCGCAGTATTCTACAAGTTCTTTGTACCGCTCTTCAACATACTTTATGTGCTTATCTTTGACTTGCACCATAAACTTTAGTCTTGCATTTTCTAGTTCAAGCTCTTTGTCTTCTAGTTTTTGCTTCATAAGATTGATTGTATTATTACTGTTTGTCTAATTGTTGATGGTTTAGTGAACTCACTAGAGTCATATTCTGCCCCTATCTCACTATATGCGTCTTGTAGTGCTTTTTCAAGCTTAACTGCGTCTAGTGAGTCAGGAGGGTATGAATATTTAATAATGATCTCAGCACCGTCATATTCAATAGGTTCTGATTGCTTTTCACCATTGCAGTGTACTAAGCTCTTAACTCCTTTCTCAATATCTTTCTTCATTTTGTCATAGGCTTGAGTAGCGGGCTTAATATCTGCCATAAGTCTTTGAAGAAGGAGGAACTTCTCACCCTGCTTCAGAGTAGGATCATTTTGTATTTCGCTTGCTACCTGAGAAAACAATCCTGCTAGTTTTGATATTTTTTCATTCATACGTAAACAATGTCAATTAATATATACATAATTATTTTACTGAGTAATTAAATCTTGTTTTGCCATTACTATCAACGCAGGTCAGTAATACAAGTTTACCGTCTACGTTGAAGCCACTTTGCCATACAAGACCTTTTTGGAATTTAGGTGTCATAACATACTTATCACCTTTTTGTTGATATTCACCTTCATTAAGGTTAATAAAAATTGAAGGGTATTCGTATAGTTCTCTACCAATTCCTAGATTGAAGCAAGCCCTCTTAAAAGCGTCTGAGGCTTCTCCTTTGACTCCTTCGGTTTTGCTAGGAACTCCTACGTCCATTTTCCAAATCCATTGACTAAGAGTTTCTGAGTAAATACCAACCTTACAAAAAAGATTACCATTGATTATCTCATAAGTCTTTTGCCATTTATCAACTCCGTAGACATCGTCAAGCCTCTTCATATCAACCCGAGCATCTTTATACGCTAACATAATAGCGAATACTTGCACTTCAGTACCTTTCTTATATGATCCTACTGATTGCACTCTAAAGTCTATTTCATCAGTAGTAAGCGGTGTGTTAAGTTTAATTTGAGATGTAGATTGAGTTGTCATAAGATTGAGAATATAAGTTAAATGAATAAATAAAAGAAAAAATAAGGAGGATTAAAATAAATAACCCTCTGAGCATAGTTAATAAATCACGCATAGCTCTGAAATATTAAATAATTCTTGTGCTTTAGATCGCTTATTAAGCAAATCCTGATAGTTAACATCTGGCTTAATCTCAGATAATCGAGAGCCGTAATATTCAGCAATATCAATCTCTGGAAGATATAAAGCATACTCCTCCATCTCTTGATCTAAATCTCTAATGTATTCGAGTAATTCGCTTTGAATAATATCTAAGTTAACTTCACTCATTAAACTAAAACATAGTTTAGCTTCATCAATATAGTTGTCTTTGAATGTTGAGATAAACGCCTCAACCCGTTCTGTGTAGTTTTGCATAAGTAAATGAGCTTAAGTTGCTCTGATATTAGTATACGTAATTATTATAATGTTGTCAAGTCTTCTACGGGTCTTCCTCTCGTTTCTGACTGCAACTCTAAATTGACCTGTCTTCTAATTGCATTGTCATAAGTCTTACCAGCTGTATCTGGAAGCTGTTTGATTAACTCTCTTAATCTCTCTCTAACCTCAGGCGTAATTCGTATCATGGTTGTATCATTCATTGTTTATTTATTCTACATTATTTGAGTGTTGTCAAGGGTAGTTAAAACATATTCATACAGGTAATGTTGAAGTTGGTTGGTAGTTGCCCCCCTACCCCCCAAAGTAAATTAGAGAAGATAGAGAAGCAATCATACAGTATAACGTATCGTTGTATAGTTTCAGTGGTTAAGGCTTACATATCCAGTATTGCTACTGCCCTTTTGTATGTTCCACAAATTAAGTTGCCCAAGCCTTTCAGATTATTGAGTTTGGTTATTAGTCAATAAGAGCTGTAACTGTTCACGATTCATCTTTTATCTTTGCACTAGAGCGTTGTCATTATCCAACGGTAGAAGATTATCACCGACGGCTTTGTATTTGACAAGTTATAAAAATTATACTATAAAGGCTATATAAGCCGTAAACTTATAGTAGCTCCCTTAATTGGGAGTTATTTTTTGTAACCTCGAATCTATTATAAGCCGTAAAACTTTGATTCATACACTAAGTTAAATTTACTTCTTGCGTATTGTCAAATTGTATGTTATTCTGATTGTATGAACACCAGAATTAAAGGAGCTAACGCTGAAAAGGAATATGAGCAACTTCTTATTGATAGAGGTTACTTAGTAGAGCGAGTGAAAGGTTCAAGTAAATTTAATAAGTCAGTAGACTTTTTTGGGATAGCTGATCTTATATGTCTTAACGCTTATGAAATAAAACTCGTTCAGGTTAAATCTAACGGCACTTCTGGAGCAGTTAAGAAGCTAACTGAGTGGTATAACAAAAATATGATTTACTTGCCTCAGAATGTAAGTATTGAGGTTGTAGTGAGATATGACAATAAGCCACTTGATACAAGGTGGAGAATAATAACAATAATATGAAAAAAGAAAGAACATACACCCGAAAAGAAATAATAGACGTCTGCAGATTTGTATTTAGCTCAATTGCTATTGCTCAAGGATTTAGTCCAGATTATGTGAACAAAATGATTAAGTCAGTGAATACATATTTAGACAATAAAGAGAAAGGATTATGATTGGATTACCGTACATGGGGAGTAAACGCAAGTTAGCGTCAAAAATAGTTACACATATACTTACAGCTTATCCAGAAACTGAATATGTTTATGACTTATTTGGAGGAGGTGGAGCTATATCTTTTGAGTTTTTGAAACGTAGAAAGAAAGTTATATACAATGATCTTAATACAGGTGTTTGTGAATTGCTCAGAAAGATACAAAGAGACGGTGTAACAGATGACTTTTTCAATTGGATTTCAAGAGAAGAATTTGAGTTATTAAAAAATGGGGATACTTGGAGATCAGGGCTTGCAAAAGTGTGCTGGAGCTTTGGAAACAATCAGTCAGACTACCTATTTGGCAAATCAGTTGAGCCTATAAAAAAACAAGCACATGATTCCCTTATGGCAAATAGTTATGATAGAACTTCTGCGACAAGAAACAAACTATTAAAGCAGTTTATAGAAGAGAAGAAGATAGAAGGGAGGTTTGAATTACAGCAATTAGAGCGATTACAGCAATTAGAGCGATTAGAGCGATTACAGCAATTAGAGCATTTAGAGCAATTAGAGCGATTAGTAATAAGCAATGTATCTTACGAGCAAGTATCAATAACAGCACCTATTGATAAGACTATTATATATCTTGACCCACCTTATTTTAATACAGCTAAATATCAGGAGCAGGTAGACCACGCAATGCTATACAGCTGGATAGAGCAAAGCAAATATACAATATATCTTAGTAGCTATGAGTCTACGTTGAACTTGGTAAATTCTTTTGAGCATAGATCCACATTATCAGCAACTGCAAATAACAAAGTCAAAGAAAATTTATACACAAATAAACTTGAAACTAACTATTATTTATTATGACAGCTACAATATTAATGCTCATTTTCTATATCATTTTACCGATTGCATACATAATTGAAAGAATGTTGAAGAAGTAGTCTTAACCCTCACTACACACTTTTGGTTTACAACTATTAGTTAATTTCCTACAATGTACTCATGAAAACACAAGAATGTTATTTTTGCAAAACCTTATTTCATAAAAAACAAGTAAGTAACTGTAACAATTGCAAGTGTATTTCATGCCCTAAACATATTTATCAATGGAGCGATGAAAGTAATATTTCAATCACCAGATACCAACCAGAACTTTGTTTACTGTGCTACATGCAACAATACCCAAACGACTGGAAAGAATTACAGAATAAATTAAAACAAGAATATGACAGAATACAAAATAATTAAAGAAGGCAACGGTTACACTGTCAAAAGATATACCCTTTACCTCAGTTCCGACTTACTAGACTTTGATACTAAGCGTAACGTATTTTTAACACGGCGACATGCTATCGATACATTAAACATCTATTTGAAAAACAAAACTAATTACACTATTTCAGAATTATGCACTTCATAACTAAGAACCTACATCACATTATATTCGCATTTATTTTAACAGTAGCAGCATTTGGAACTATAGCGTTATTAAATTCTCAAGATACTATCAATACTGAAGCTCAGAATAGAGCAGGGATCAAAGAAGGCCCTGGTTGTTACTGTGATTTCATTACAGGCTGGTGTGAAGGGTTAAAAGTATATAATAATCAATCATCATGTTAAGACAAATATTTTACAAAGATCATGAAATTACTATAGAACATCTACTATTCAATCAAGTAGCAGTAGGATTGTATGACAGCAAGCAGATTACTATTGATAAAGTTAAAATGGAAAATATAAATCAGAAAATAGCAGATCAAATAAAAGTCTACATGCAATATATTGACACGCTATGCTTGCCGACAGCCTAACCTTACTTGACTAAACATAGATAATAGGCGTTTATGCGATTATGAACATCAGAGAGTTAAACATTAGCGATCTGCAATTTGCAGAGTATAATCCTAGAGTAATAAGCAAAGAAGAATTTCATGGTTTGAAAGCAAGCCTTAAAACATTTGGCTAAGTTGAGAACATTATAGTCAATAAAGCTATGAAAAAACACTTGACTTAATCGGATAAATGAGCTAAAATTAAATCATGACTAGAGGAGGAAAAAGAATAAATTCAGGTAGAAAAAAGTTAAATCGCGAAAACGTGACTATTGAGATTTATAAAGAAACCCATACCTTGATAAAACAGTTCGCGGAGTTAAAAAACATATCAATTAAAAAATATTTAGAAAATTATGCCAACAATCAAAAAGAAAGTATCACCACTTAAAAGACTGATACTTAATTCAGAGTTTGAGCGATTGCCAAATATAGAAAAGGGATTTGAGTATCATTGCTTAAGCGTTGGTCAATATAATCTTATTGATATTGTTGAGCATGTAGCAGATCAAATTGGGGAGTGTTCAGTTGACTTAGCAGTTTGGACTGCGGCGAATGCAAGTCTTAAAAGAGCAGAAAACTTTGTTAAGTACGGCAAAATAAAAAACATGCGATGGATCATCGACCCAAGCTTTCAAGCCCGGCAGCCCTCGTATGTTAGAACTCTGAACGGGGCATTTGGTAGGAATTGTATTAGAACTATCCCCACTCACGCTAAGTTCATTGTTATGTATAACGATAATTGGAGCGTTTTAATTCAAACATCTATGAATCTGAATCAAAATAAAAGATTGGAAAGTTTCACGATTATCGAAGACGAAAAATTGTGTTCATTTTATAAAGACTTTACCAGTCTTGTTTTTAGCGATATCGACCAAGAATTAAACTTTGAAAGTCAAAATAATAAAGCTTTGAAAACTCTAATTGAGAAAAAGAATTATGAGTTAAACCCCGATATTCAATTAGAAGAATTACCAGAAATGTTATTTTAGTTATGCCGAGACCTTTAGTAGACCCTAAAAAGAAAAAGACTGGAAGACCCGCAAAAATCAACGGTTCAGTCGTGGACAAACTTGAACAGGCGTGGGCACTTGGTTGTACTGATTTAGAAGCGTGCTTTTATGCTGGGGTTTCTAAAGATGCTCTTTATGATTATGAAGCAACGTACCCAAAGTTTGTCCTCAGAAAAGAGCTTTTGAAACAAAGACCAGTCCTCGAAGCACGCCAAACACTGGTCAAGTCGATCAAGACCGACCCCGATATGGCTTTGAAATTTTTGGAGCGTAAACTTAAAGGTGAGTTCAGCACACGCCAAGAGATGACGGGTAAAGACGGCGAAAGTTTAGCAGTGCCATTAACATTACTCCCAAATGGTAAAAAGGATTAATCAAAGATACGTTGAAGAATACAAAGCCAATATTGAGCGATGTATCAAATCGCAGGGGGACACAATAACAAAAGCATCTATTAAAAAAGATTTAGCAGATCCAGAGTTAATAGCTCTTTTTGCATATCTCGTATTACCACACTACTTTTACAGATCATTTAAAGACGTACACTATCAATTACTAGATCATATTCAAATAGGGGTAAGGAATAAGCCCCACAAAGCAACCAAAGCATATAGAGGAGCGGGCAAATCTTCAATTCAACTCGTACTAGCGGGAGTATATGAAGCTATCTACAACACGCACTCGTACGTAGTTATTAACTCATATAACGATAAGATGAGTATTGACAAACTCAAGGCTATCAAAGACGAGTTTGAAACTAACGAGAATATTCGCTGGATATACGGTGAGCCAATACATGACAAAGATTCATGGAATAAATCCGATTTAACAATATTTGGTAAAACAAGAATAAGAACTATCTCAACAGGACAAAATCCTAGAGGATTACTTGATAAAGGTTCAAGGCCAACAAAGATTATTTCAGATGATATAATGGATGATGAAGATGTAAGGAGTGAAGAGATGCGTACGAAGTCTCTTGATTGGTATAAGAAAGCCTTGACACCAGCACTTTCAGAGACAGGAATAATGGAGATATTAAACACACCCTTGCACCCTACAGATATAATTGAGACGATATTCAAAGGTGAACCACCATACCATAACTGGGATAAACTAAAGATACCTGCTTTGATTAACGGTGAGTCGGTTGATCCAGATTGGAAGACAACCGACCAGCTTAACGAAATGGCAAAAGATGAGTTTACATTTAGCCAAGAATATTTATGTAATCCGCTTTTAGTAAGCAGTGGTATGGTCAAGTTTGACTGGTTAAGGTTCTGGACTGATGCACAAGAGCAGGCTAATCAAGTCAAGCTTCCTGAGATTAAGAAAGTATATCTACATGCTGATACTACCCATACTGGCAAGCAAACAAGCGACTATTTTTGTTTAGGAGCGATTGGAGAAGGTAGCGACAGCAATTACTACTTACTCGACTATATCCTCGAAAAGTTAGACGTAGAAAAGCAAGCCCGCTTGTCTATCGAGTTCTATAAAAAACTTATAATTCAAGGGTACGAAGTAGGACGATTTACTTATGATGAGAAAGCTAATCAAGGTTTTGGGTATTGGATTAAGAAACTGGCAAAAGAAGAATACGGGTTAAGTTTACCTATTGAAGAGTTAAAGTATTCAGCGGATAAGGTAAGCCACTTTACACCACACAAGCCACATTTCATAGCTAATAGAATAATACTGCCCCACAAACATGAATCAAACAAGACTGCACTGGATCAATTACTGGCATTCCCACAAAAAGGAGTGCATGATGACTTTGTTGATATGATCTCGGGATGTTTAGATAATTACAAGATGAAAGAGAAGGCAAAAGTAGTAGGTATTATCTTCTAGTCATTATTTGCCAGTTAGATAAAATAAAGACGATATTAAGCGGAATATGAGACTACAAGATAGAATCAGAGCTGGGTTCAGTGCATTCAATCAAGCTAAGCCTGCAATTGCACGCCCTGATTATTCTGTACCACAAACACTGGACAATCTCAAAATCTCCGCTCTACCACCCTCCCTACAACAATACGCTCAGTTCATAGTAACACCCCCACCATTCCATACTTACCACACTTACTATCAAGTATTTAATGAAGTACAAACACCTATTGATAAGATTGCTGAGAGAGTCGCAGCTCTAGGCGGTCAACTGTATGATAAAGATGGTGTTGTAGATCAAGACCTAACTGACAAGCTCTATGCTGAGTACAATCTCGAAGAGTTAACATCTGAGCTAGTTCGACACCGCTTAATCTATGGACAAGTAAACCCTGCTTTATTCAATGAAGAAGATACTACTAAACAGATCCAACTAATACCAAGTGAGCAAGTAACTCTTTGGCAAACTCAAGGGTTCAAGATCGAACGGCTTACATGGAGGTTTGAGTATACTACGCTTGATATTAAAGATGACTTTAAAGTATTCAGAATACCGTCAATCAATTCTAAGTTCTTTGGTAAATCACCTCTAACTTCTTTTTATGATGATCTTAATCAAGTAAGCCTTGATAGAGATAACTTCAATCAGTTCCTACTAAACAACTCGTTCTTTGGCGTTGCTATTATCCCAAATGAGGGACTTTCAAAAGACGAATTGGACGCTTTAGTTGAAACTGCCAAGCAACTCAACGACCCACGCTCACGTTACAAGACAGGAGTATATACAGGAGTAAAAGAACTCAAACAAATTAAGCAGGAGATCCAAGCACGCTTGAGCATTGAAGAAAAGAAATACATAGCTGTTAAGACTGCTAATGCGTTTGGTTACCCTTACCAATTACTTAAAGTATCCACAGGAGGCCTTGGACAAGGTGAGCAAAAAACCGTAATGCAGAATTACAAAGAAGAAACGATTGACCCCGCTCAAGCTATGGTAGGGCAATTTATCAATAACTTTGTATTGCAGGTAGTAGCTAATAAAGCAGAGTATGCAGGGCTAATATGGAAGCCAAATGAAATGGTTATCAGTACTCTTGATGACATGATGAAGGTTGCCAACGCTGGATTTGCAAGCGGTCTATTCTCAGCATACGAAGCAAAAACAAGATTCTTGGGTTATACTGATGATGAAGTACAGTATGATGATAAGTTCAGAAAGATCGGCTCTAATGTTGTTAAAGAGGGTGAACTAAAAGAGGGAGATGTTCAGACTGATGAAGCACAAGACGAAGTAGAAGAGAATATTAAGTCGGTTGTATCCGCTGAATACATTAAATCATACATTCAAAATGCCAAGTCACTAAACGGTAATGATAAGCAACGAATCAAGAAGTTTTTAGAACTGGTTAAAAAGGAACGTGATGAGGGCTTTTCACCAACCGAAGTAGTAGTCAAGAACGATAGAGCCAAAATGCTTCAAGACATGGTTGAACAGGCTTACACTGAGCAGATCAACGCCTTTGACTTTATAATTAACAAGAAGACCGTTGACGCTGATGGCTCACTTACTGAGGAAGAAATCAGAGAGGAACTAACGCCGCTGGCTAGCTTCTTAGACGTTGGATTGATGACCTACTATGTTAACTACTTAATGACTCTTGGTAAGATTGACGCTATTAATCAGATTGAAGAATTAGGCTTATCGCTTACAAACGCAGAAAGGGCTGAGGTCAATAAGGAAGTGACTGACTATGCTAATAAAAGAGTTGAGTCATTACTCGGAGTAGAGAACGGCGGAGATAATTCAATTGACAGTCCTTTAGTGTCAAGTAGCTTAGATGACACAACAGTAGGGCTTATCATGGCAGTCCTTACAATGGCAACGACCCGCAAGGAAGCAATGGAGCTATTCAGGCGAAGGATTAAAGACCGTGCTAAGCTCTTGGCCGATAATGAAGCTGGCAGGGCTTACAATGCTGCGGTTGATATTGTGTCAAAAAAAAACAATAATATTGGCTGGGAATGGCTATTAAGCAGATCAATAGATAAAAGAGAGATACACTTTGTATTGGTAGGCATGACAGCCCGCTATGGTCAAAGAATCAACGGGGAGACACCAGGCGAAAGAATAAATTGTAAATGCGGAAAGAAATTAATTAAATTAGTATGATCGACTTTATAATCAACACCAAATCATTAACAGCAGGCGGGCTTGTAATCCGTGGCACTGCAACCACTAATCACCTTGATAAGCATGGTGAATCAATCACTATCTCGCCAAACGCATTTAAACAGTCATATAAGAAGTTTATTGATAAAGGTGGTAAGATCATGGCTGAGCATGGTTTTGAGCGTAAATATGGTAACAGACAGCTTGGTAATGTACTCAACATGGAATACGCACCTGAAGACTATTCTATTGACTCACCAAAACCTTTAGAGATGAAAATTGATGTTGTTGCTAATATTACTGATCAAGAATTAATACAAGATATTTTAGCAAACAAGAAGACAAGCTTTTCACTCAACTGGAAAACATTGAACTGGTTGACCAATCAAAAGACTAAGCAACGCATAGACACCGAGGTAGAGATCAATGAGCTAACAGTGACAGGTGATCCAGCCAATCCTAAAGCTAAGTTTACCGTTGTTACAGATGAAGAGTTGGCTAAGCAGTACAAGCTAGGGGAACGAGTAAAAGTCTTTGATACAATCGGAAACGTTAAAACGGTCTATGTTGATAATGATAATCACTACTATGTTGATGTAGAGTTTGAAGACGAGATTGTTAATATGAAGACGGCAAGCAAAATCCCGTTTGAGTTGATTAATAAAAAGAGCAAAAACTACGGTTGTGTGATGGCGAAATACAAAGATGATATATTGAACCCTCTGACTAAGATTATTCGCAAAGAAGATTTGTATGTTGATCCAAACGATCCAATAAAAGATGGAATAGAAAAGAACCCACACACAACGCTTTTATATGGCTTATTGCCTAGTGTGACAAAAGAACAAATAGAAAACGTACTATTTGCATCACAAGACTGGACTAATGTTTTTACTCTCGTTGGGACTTATAATACTAAAATCAACCCAAAGTGTATTGGTGTAACTATATTTGAAAAAGACGATTATGACGTTTTAGTTCTCGAAATGGCAGACGAAAGATTCAACAAAGCAAATGAATTATTAAAGACACTACCATACGAGTCAGAGTACCCTGATTATATAGCACATACAACACTGGCCTATTTGCAAAAGGGTAATGCGGAAGGCTACCGTGAAAGCATTAAAGAAATAGCTAAGAATATAAGCTTCAACATAGAGTCAATTATCTTTTCTAGTGCTGAGCAGAATAGAGAGTATACAGTATTACAGCCGTATCGTGTAAATATTAAATCAAAATATAAAGTTAATATTCTTTAGACCAGTCTGGCTGATATTCTGAAATATCGAGCTTGCCATCCAAATACGCTTGAATAATCACACGCAGTAAATGAGCACGTGTAAAAGCGTATTGTTTAGCTTTATTCTTTAATATAGTAGCCTGCTCTTTATCTACGTTCAAAGCGTTAATATAACGTCTATCTTGCCAAGACTTATCAATTTTTTTCATAGTCATTGACTAGTCATTATTTGTAAAATAGTCAACATTAACTTTCTGTCTTAATGCTATGTATGATATACTAACAAGCAACGCACAGTCTGTACTTTCCAACGAGGGGGTGCAAACAAACAATGCTGGCGTAGTTAAATTCACATCAGACAACGAAGGTTGCGTTGAGTTTATCGACAACAGCAAAACTTACAGACTAAACTTCACAAAGAACGGTCAAGAATTTGACTTATCAAGTGAGGTGGAAACCATCGAAAACATTAAGTCTATGACGGACGCTGACGAAAACGGTGATGCAACACCAAGTATCGAATCGGAAGAAGGCACAGAGAAAGTTGTTGAGGAGGTATCCGAACCAACAGAACTTGAAGAAATGAAAGCTATGTACGAATCAAAGATGTCTGAAATGGAAACCAAAATTGATTCTATGATGACTGATATTGAAGAGTTAAAAGCTTGCATGCCTAAAGAAAACGCGAAGAATGAAGAAGAGCCTACAGCGGAACCCACTGAGGAACCTAAGGAGGAATCAACTGAAGAAATCACGAACGAGAAGACTGAAGCAGAAACTACTGAGGAACCTAAGGAGGTTGCTAAAGAAGAAGCTGAGGAAATCGACAACACTAAAACCGCTAAAGCTTATTATGGGGATTATGCGGAATATATAATTAACAACGAAAAAACATTTATTTAATATGGCTACTAACGTAGAAGAACAAACTACTCAACTTAGTACTGACGTTTCAGGACGTGCATCTAGATGGGTAAATACAATTAACAAATTCTTGGTTACTAATAACCAAGCACCAATTGACTTCGCTCCTATCATTGGACAATCAATTGACAACCTTAAGACCTTTTCTGGTGCAGGTGCTGCAACTGGACAAGGACTTATTGAAACTCGTGTTGATACTCCTATTACCTTCGTTGGTACTCAAGGTGGTGTATTCATCGAGGCTGGTGTAGACTACAAGACTAACCAAAACCACAATGTAACGGTTAACTCTTTTAGTCTCAACGGTACATACTCACAAATCGCTTGCGGAACTGCAACTGACAACGAAATCTCTACTTTCGCAACTGGAACGGCTACTCTTCTAAGAGAACGAGCTGAAATTCAAGGTTGTGAAGATGTAATCGCACGAACTCCTGATCGAACTCAGTTGATCGCCTCTTTCGAGAACGCTCTTGAGAACGAGAAACTTGTTCTTGCTGATCGCAAAGCTGCTGCTGCTGTTACTAGCAATGCTTCAGTTGCTGCAATCAACACGACTGGACTTGCTACCTATGGACCAATCACTGACGCAATGCTTGCAATGATCGGAAACCTTGGAGGATTATATTCTCAGCCAGGAACTGGTCATGTGTTCTTGATGAACAATACTGTATTCTCAAAGATGCTTCGTGAGCAAACTGCTGACGGTGCATTCCAGAACGCTACTGTATTCTCAGCTGGACACTTCCAAGCTGACTATCCAAATGGACGCCGACCAACCGTTGGACTCGTAGGATACTTCGCAGGATTCCCAGTCTACCTTACTAATGGTATTCTCTCAACATACACTGTTAACGCTTCAAACGTTATCCAAGCTCAAACTGGAGGTACTAACTCTGCTGTACTCTTCGGACTTCCTTACACTCTAGGACTTTACCGAGGTGCTGCTGAATTTGATACAATCACTGTATTCAACCCACAGAACGATCGCCAAAGCTACCTTGAAGGTGAAATCACTGTAGGTGCTGCAACTTATATGGCTGCTGTTCTTAAAGCTCCTGCAGCTTGGAACTACTACGCTGTTGCATAGTTGACAATTCTAACATTAAGACAAACCTTAACCTTATATGAAATACGTAATCAAATCATCATTCTACTCACCTGAAAATCAATACTCTGGACCAGCTGGTCGTATCATTGACGAAGAGCTCTACAAAAAGGCTATTGAATGGGGATATGAGGATAGAGTTGGCATAGAGGGGTATATCCCTGCCACCTTTCGCTCTGACGAAGAACTTGACAATGAAATTGCTCAACTACTTGCAGAACGTGAAAAACGTCAATCAGAACAGGCTAAGGTTGTCGATGTTGAAGTATCAGAAAAACAGGACGATACGCAAGTATCTGAAACAACTCAGAAAAGGGGACGACCCGCTAAAAAATAACTAACTATATGGCTACACGCACATTCACTACCCTAGTCGCAAGACCAGAACGCCTCGTGTTATCTGCTCTCGGAACTGCACTTGCAGCATCTGACGACACTAACGCGGTTGACGTTCTTAACTACAACAAAATCAAGGCAGTTGCTCTTACTGATGGCTTCTCTTCTGGTAACATCACTATTACTGCTCAATCTTCACAAGACGGCACTAACTGGGTTACTCTAGGAACAGCTGCAACAATTACTGCTAATGGATATGCTTACGTACTCTCAGGAGCTACTGCAATCCAAGACATCACCACTGATAGATATGTTCGCTTTATTCGAGGCGGAGACTCTAACACTGGTACTGTTCAAATCCAAGTTACCGCTGGTAACGCACCAATCAATCTTAACTAATTATGGCATGGGAGATAAAAGCTAATGACCTACGAGCAATCAAAGGGAATGAAGACAGCTGTTTTGACACTGAGCTTAACGCTTATATCTCCGCTATAATTACTGATATTGAATACATAACAGGGCTTGACTTTGACTTCCCTTCCGGAACTCAGACGGTAGTGTTCAAGAATACCAAACGAAAAAACCAATTTGTTTTAGACGGTGTTATTCTCCAAATAGGGGCATGGCAAACGGTAACACAAGTTGAACGAGGGTATATATCAAACCCACAGTATTCACTATTAGTTGAAGATTCTGATTATTCGCTAGAGATTCCACGTATTCAAGGCTACACGCCAATTACTGAGCTATACTTCATCTGCTCACATATCCGAGAACTTGAAACTATTAGAGTAACGGGAACACAGGGATTTAACGCAACTATACCACCAGACTTGCTTTATGTAATGGCAGAAATGGCAGATGCTTACTTCCAATCTCTGAGTAAG